TTGGCTCAATAGCCAAGAAGGATAAAAATACATCTCAGGGATTTAATTTCCGCGGGATTGATTCAGTCGTAAATGCAGTATCGCCAGCACTACAAAAGTTCGGGGTTTTGGTTATGCCGACAGTTTTAGATTACGAATATTCAACAGTTGAGGTTGGGCGCAACCGTACCGCTATGGGTCATGTAAAAGTAAAAGTGACCTACACATTTATCGGTACCGCGGGTGACACAATTTGCGCCACAGTCGTCGCTGAAGCAATGGACGCTGGGGATAAAGCAACGACTAAGGCTATGTCAGTTGCTTTCCGTACAGCGCTCCTTCAGGCTCTTTGCCTACCAACAGATGACGCTGACCCTGATGCGAGTTCCTACGAGCGATCTTCGGCAAATGATGTTGTGCCAGTTACAGAAATTGAGTTGAAGATTACCAATGCCAAAGATTTAGATGCTTTGGCACTCGTTGGTCAGTACATCACCGAACACAAAAATGGATACAGTCCAGAGAACTTAAATTATCTCCGCGCAAAGTTTCAAGAGCAACAAGCCGTAATTACACCACCTAAATTGGAAGAGGACACCAATGAAATCATTGCCGTCGGAGTGGATGCCTGAATTACCTTATGCGGGAACGAGCGGATTCTCGGGGAGTAAAACCTCCGAGGAACGCGCTCGAACTCAAGATTCAAATGGTCAAACTGGCAAGAACCAAAAAGCAACCTTAGCCTTTGCTTGGATGCAAGGCTCGCTAGGTATAACTTGGAAAGATGTTTCTAGGGAGTTGAACTTGCACCACGGTAGCGCCTCGGGTGTATTGTCCGTACTTCATAAGACAGGTCACTTAGTCCGTTTACAGGATGCTCGAAACCGTTGCAAAATCTATGTTTCACCCGATTATGTAAATGATCGAAAGATAGAAGAATTCGGGCGTAAGAAATGTTGTCCTCATTGCGGAGGTAATTTGTGAGCCTAGATGCCATGAATCATGTTTGGAAGCACACAAATTATTCGCACTCGCACTCATACATCTTGATGGCGATTGCCGATATTGTCAATGATGTGTACGAAAATCGTTTATTTATGACCGTTGCGAACTTAGCAGTAAAATCTAAATGCTCTGAGAGAACTGTCCAGCGGGCGCTCCGAGATTTTGAGTCCGATGGTTGGCTCGAAAAGTTATCTGACGGCGGTGGCAGATCGCCTTCGGAGTACAAATTTAATTTTGTTTCTGTCGCGGGGGTGACAGATTGTCACCGCAGGGGTGACACCGTTGTCACCGCAGGGGTGACAAATGGTGTTTTCGCACCTATTACTTATACCAATATTAAACTCAATTCTAAACACAATGATCATTCGTTCATTGACACATCTGAGTTCGATTTGTTTTGGGGAATCTATCCGCGGAAAGTAGGCAAAGCCGTTGCCCTCAAAGCCTTTCTTAAAGCGGTACAAAAAACTTCCGTTTCGGAAATTATTGAAGGGGCTAACCGATTGGCGACTGACCCAAACTTGGATATCGTCTACTGCCCACATGCTTCAACTTGGATTAACGGTGAACGCTGGAACGATGAATTGCTTCCGAGTCGCCTTCAACCGAAGGGGTTATCTACACTTCAGGCAATGCAGACAAAGCCATTGGAGATAGGATGGTAACGCAAGCAGATTTGGTTGATTGTCTCTCTTTAGCGGTTGCCGCTTTCCCACAGTACCCATTGACTCAAGCGCAGGTAGTTGCCTACTACGAACTTCTAAAAGATTTAGATATTTCCAAAGAGGATTTGTATTTGGCAATTAAAGAATCAATTCAAACCTCACGGTTTTTCCCAACCGTGGCAGACATACGCGAACGAGCCATAAAAAAAGTTAGCAATCAACCGCCACAGTTTAATCATCTTGAGTTGGAAAACCCAAAAGCGGTTCCGATGCCTGAACACCTACGGGGAATTTTAGGGTGGCTCTACATTGACAAAGAAAAGGGTTTAGATGCTTTATTGGAAGAAAATAATGGGCAGGTGGCACCTGACTCATGAAGATATTGCGATTTGTAGGTTGGTGGTTCACATGGCGCAACAAACGCAGAGCGCGGTATGCCCTGCTTGCTTGGACGCCCTCGCGGATGAAAGACTCCAATGGTTAAATCTAAACCTAAACTGAAGGTTGATACTCAAACCCGCTTTGGAGTATTTGCTCGGGCTAACTACCAATGCGAAAAGTGTTTAGGTGCCCCCATAGGTGGCGTATCAGTTCACCATCGCCGCCCAAGAATGATGGGTGGTTCTCGTAATGAGTTGCTTCACCAGCCCGCTAATTTAATACTTTTATGCGGTTCGGGCACAAGTGGGTGTCATGGATGGGTTGAGTCCAATAGAGACAAAGCCAGAGTGCAAGGATACTTAATCCAAAAGGTTGAGTCAGCCGAACAAATCCCATTTCGGGACAATTCGGGCATTTGGTGGAATATCTACAATTCGGGCGAAAAGGTACAACTTGACTTACCTAAAGGTGTACTTCATGTTTAACCCATGGAATGTTTATGCCGAATTGATGAGCAAGAGCAGGTTATTTACCGACTTGAGTTGGAACAAAGACCTTGGACTACTAATGCCGAACGCGCTGGTAACAGGTGGGAACGGGCGGCTCTTACAAAAGAGTGGCGCACCGCTTTTCAACTCTTGGCTAAACAGGAAAAAATACCTGTCATGTCTTGGATTTCCGTGACAGTTGAACCCCACCAAAAAGGCGGGAGATTACAAGATGTGGGTGCGTGTAATCCAGCAGTCAAAGCGGCAATTGATGGAATTGTGGACGCGGGAGTTCTTCCCGATGATTCTTCACAATATGTTAGATCGTTAATTTTTCTACCGCCACACAAAGATAAAAATTCGCTAGTGCTTTACATACGAGGAGCAATTAAAGGGGACAGTCAATGAACTGGGAAATTATTTGGACAGCGGTAGGGCTGGGTATAGCGGGGATTTTCATACTCCCGTTTTATATGGCATTATACATAGCAATTGAAAAGGCTAGGAGCAAAATTAATTTGGAGTTCTTGGCAACAGCAAATCAAATAGATAAAACAATGGAATTTGACGATGCAGTCGAACGCCTGTTCGATGGAGGAGAGCAAGTATGAGTACAGTAATGAAAGCAAACGAGTTGGATGCACAAGGGTTAGGTGAGGTAAAAATACTTACCGACGCTATCCGCACCCACCAAAGTCAAATTCAAAATTTAGGCAAGCGACGCAAACAGTTGATTCTTCGCCTTCGTAAACAGCGCATTACTTACCGCGAGATTTCTGAAGCGATGGGTGTATCAGAGCAGTTGATTTACAAGATTATCCGAGACGATATTCCAAGAGAACCCGAGTACGACGCTGAGGGCAATCTTATTCGCAGACGGGGGCGACCACCGAAGCCTCTTGGTAATTCAAACCCAATGTTTGATACAGTTACAAAGGAGCAATAATCTAAGATGAAAAACGGACAGGTAGGAGCATCTTTAGGGGGTAGGATTGAATTGAGTCCTAAGCGCAAAGCACGAAGAGCAAAAAAACGCAGAGCCGAAGAAAAGCGTTGGGCATCAATGGCAGGACCAATAACAATCAAAAATGTAAAAGAATAAAATGAAGTTAATAAACTCCGATAAACCCTAATCCAATGAAATTCATAGAATTATTCGCGGGGATAGGGGCATTTCGTTTAGGACTTGAACGAACTGGACACGAATGTGTTTGGGCTAATGAGTGGCTAGAAAAACCAAGGAGTATCTATGGACGCAATTTCGGAGAACAACCTGACGGACGAGACATTCGAGATGTTTTCGCTAGAGACATTCCAGATGCCGACCTTCTTGTTGGAGGATTCCCTTGTGCAACTTTTTCGACAGCAGGGAAACGCACAGGATTTTCATTGGAGGACACTAGAGGCACACTCGCTTTTGAGATGTTTCGCCTCGCTCGGGATAAGCGAATACCATATCTCCTCTTTGAAAATGTCAAAGGACTCCTCAACCATGACGGAGGAAGAACCTTTGGAGTCATACTCGAAGTCTTGGATGCGATGGGGTATGACTGTCAATGGGAGTTGCTTGACAGCCAAAATTTCGGAGTCCCGCAACACCGAGAAAGGGTTTTCCTTATCGGAAATCTTAGAGGAAGCCCCCGACCCAAAGTATTCCCTATCGGAAGAGCAAGTAGAAGCGATGATGAAGAGAACCAAGAAAAACAAAGCGGAAGGCAGGGGTTTTTCTCCGACATTTCTCCGACCCTTGATGCCCACTACTACAAAGGAGGAAACTCTCGACCTTATGTAATTGAAACAGAAAGTCGCAGAGATGGAGCGATGAGAGTCTACGACCAAGGAATAGCCCCCACACTACTCGCACAAATGGGAACAGGTGGGGGAAATGTTCCTTATGTACGACCAATTCTTGATGTTGTAAGAGTAAATAAGAGTCCGAATGGTCGTATGATTAAAGACCATAACGACCCGATGTATACAGTAACGGCGCAAGATAGGCATGGAGTTGTTATTGAAGGTGAAAATTCTTTAGCGATTAGAAAATTAACACCCCTTGAGTGCGAGAGGCTTCAAGGATTACCTGACAACTGGACAGAGTTTTACCATGACGGGAAAAAAGTTTCAGACTCAGAACGGTACGAAAGATGCGGGAGAACTATTACTATCTCGGTTGTCGAGGCTATCGGAAGGAAACTCCATGAGTTCTACTAAACCATTTTCGTTTGACACGATTGAAAACTTTGATGACCACATCTCTAAATCAATTCCTAACTACCATTTACTATCTGATGCAATATGTGATATGAGTTCATTCTTTACACACAAAGGTAGGTCCATAGTTGATTTGGGATGTTCGACAGGGAAACTACTAGAAAAGATTCCTTCCAAAAATGATAAACTCGGCATAGATACTTCCAAGCATCTTTTACCCGAATCTCGTCAGAATGTTATTTACGAACATGGGGACTTGAGAGATTATGAGTCCTTTAGGGGCGGTTGTTCTTTGATACTTTCTATTTTCACACTCCAGTTCCTTCCTTATGATGATAGACCTGATGTTTTAGAAACCGTTTATGAGTCCCTTGGTGAAGGTGGGGCTTTTATATGGGCAGAGAAAGTCCATGAAGAAGTTGGTGAACTCGAACGGGTTCAGACAGGCGCTTACTATGATTTCAAGCGCAAGAGTTTTACGGCTGAGGAGATTCTTAATAAAGAACGAGATATACGGGGGATGATGCGTACAAACACCTCTATCAGAAATCAAATCATGGCTAATAGCGCAGGGTTCACGGTTGGGACGATGTTTTGGAAGTTCTTTAATTTTGAAGCGTGGGTGTATATCAAATGAAGTTAATAAACTCCGATTGTATTGATGCAATGAAGGGTATGCCAGATGACTCGGTAGACTCGATAGTTACTGACCCCCCATACGAACTTGGATTTATGGGCAAGAGTTGGGACTCAACTGGCATCGCAAACAGCGTTGAAATGTGGAGTGAGGCTTTGCGAGTTCTAAAACCAGGCGGTCATCTTTTAGCCTTCTCAGGCTCGCGCACCTATCACCGAATGGCGGTCGCCATCGAGGATGCAGGATTCCAAATCCGTGACCAAATAATGTGGGTCTACGGCTCAGGGTTTCCCAAGTCGCACAACATTGAAAAGGCAATCAACAAAATTGATGGCGTTGAATTCAACGAAATCCCCGCAAGTGGTGTTGGGTTTATGAACGCAGAGGGCGCTGGCGGGTACAACACAACACTCAATCAACTTATCCAAACAGGTGACTCGACAGAGAGGGCAAAACAATGGGACGGATGGGGAAC